CTTCGACATACCTTATCTGATGAATCGTTTTAAAAACATCATGGGTGAAGAATGGATTCAACAGTTTAGTCCTTGGGGTATTGTTAATGAAGGTACTGCTTTAGGATTAGGATATAACAGAACTGAAGCATACTTCGATTTACTTGGCGTTACAACTTTAGATTATCTTGACTTATATCGTAAACACACTTTTGTCAGACGAGAGAGCTACAAACTTGACCATATCGGTGAAGTTGAACTTGGTCAAAACAAGTTAGACAATCCGTATGATACATTCAAAGAGTTTTATCAGAACGACTATCAGCGATTTGTAGAATACAATATACAAGATGTTGAACTCGTTGACAAGTTAGAAGATAAGATGCAACTGATTGCCCTGCATTTGACTATGGCTTATGAAGCAAAAGTTAATTATCAAGATGTGTTTGGTCAAGTAAGAGTATGGGATACTATCATCTACAATCATCTTCGCTCAAAGAATATTGTTCCGCCTGCCATACAAGAATCTAAAACATCTGATGGTTATGAAGGCGCCTATGTGAAAGACCCTGTTGTTGGTTTTCATGATTGGATTTGTAGTTTCGATTTGAACAGTCTATATCCACATTTGATTATGCAGTATAACATATCGCCTGAAACGATGGTTGGTTTTGAACCAAATCGTGTGAATGTAGAAAATATGTTAAACGAGAAGTCTGACTTATCTGACTTAGAAGGCAGAACGATAACGCCAAATGGCGCTCAGTTTAGAACTGACAAAAGAGGGTTTCTACCTGAACTGATGGATACGCTATATCAAGAACGAGTTATCTATAAAAAGAAAATGATTGAAGCACAAAAGATGTATCAACAGACTGGCGATAAGAAGTACGAGTTTGAGATTGCAAAGAATCATAATATTCAGTTGGCAAGAAAGATTGCATTGAATAGTGCCTATGGCGCAATCGGTAATCAGTATTTTCGATACTTTGATGTTCGACACGCAGAAGGTATTACTATGGCAGGTCAGTTGACGATTCGATGGATTGAAAGAGATGTCAATGATTTTCTAAACAAATTGTTAAAGACAAAGAGTGTAACATATGTTGTGGCTTCTGATACAGACTCCATTTACATACGATTGGGTGAAGTTGTGAACAAGATATTCAAAGACAAATCTGACACAAGAAAGATTGTAAAGATTATGGATAAGTTTTGTAATGAAACAATACAACCACAAATCGATAAGTCGTTTGACAAACTTGCTAAATATGTAAATGCATATGAGCAAAAGATGATTATGAAACGAGAAGTGATTGCAAACAAAGGCATCTGGACTGCAAAGAAAAGATATATCTTAAATGTTTACAATGACGAAGGCGTTGAACTGAAACAACCTAAACTAAAAATCATGGGCATTGAAGCAGTCAAAAGTTCTACACCTGCCCCATGTCGTGTGAAGATTAAAGAGGCGTTGAATATCATTATGAATCAAGACGAGTCTGCATTGATACAGTTTATTGAAGATTTCAGAAAAGATTTTAAGAAATTGCCTCCACATGAGATTGCGTTTCCTCGTTCTTGCAACAATCTAAAAAAGTATTCTTCGTCAACGACAATCTATCAGAAGTCTACGCCGATGCATGTTCGTGGTGCTTTGTTATACAATAATCTACTAAAGAAACATAAGTTAAAGAAGTATGAACAAGTGCAAGAAGGCGATAAGATTAAGTTTATTAAGTTAATAGAACCTAATTCGTTGAGAGAGGATGTAATATCTTTCATTAGTGTTCTGCCGCCAGAGTTTGATTTGCACAAGTATATTGATTACGACGGACAATTTGACAAATCATTTTTAGAACCATTACGATTTATTGTTAATGCAATCGACTGGAATTTTGAACGACAGTCTACACTAGATGATTTCTTCTAATGACAGACGAAGAACTAAAAAGGTTTATGGAGTATTTTAAAGACAACATGCCAGACCCCGAACATCACCCACAAAAGGTGATATGGTTAATGAAATGGTATCAATCAATTGTATTGAGGAATAGAGAATGAAAGAAAATGCATTTACACACTATGTAAGAGATGAAGAACTATATGGTCGTTTCAAGGATGCGGCTAGAGAAGATAAGTTACCAATCTTAGATAACAAGACATTTGAGCGATATAACAAAGAATATGGCAAAGAGAAAATGCGAACAACTCTTGCTGACTATATTGCAACCGAGCGACCTGTGTTCCCACTAAAAGAAATAACTAAAGATAGAATGAGAGAGTGTTTTCATTCTCTACAAAAGTTTGATACTAGCACTATTTGTATTCCGAATGAGCAAGTAGAAAAGACTGTCTTTGAAAAGTATGACGATTACAAATACAGTTATGAAGATTACGGACTTGGCTTGATAAATGGTGCTAGTACCTTTAATGATGTATCAAATCATTTTATGCAAGACCTACGATTAGAGTGTGGCAGTTATGGGTTTAGAGCACCGAAAGAAGTTTGGGAAAACGGTACTGCATATGATATATGGAAATGTTTTGGTCCTATATGGCGAGGCATTAATGCTGTTCAAAAGGTTACAATAGATGGTAAAGAAGAACTGATGGGTGGTGAGTTAAGCGAGAAAAGTTATATCTCTGCTTTCAGACTTGGCACTTACATTGCAACTCAATTTAAACCAGTTGTTGCCAAGGCAATCTATGATATAACAGAAGCAAAAACTGTATTAGATACAAGTTGTGGTTGGGGTGATAGACTTGCTGGTTTCTTTGCCTCAGATGCCGAAGAATATTATGGCTGCGACCCAAACCCAAATACATACAGAAGATACCAAGAACAAATATCTCAGTACAATAAGTTTCTAGCAAAACCTAAAAAGGTACAGATATGGAATTGTGGTGCAGAAGATTTACCATATGATAAGTTACCACCAATCGATTGTGCATTTACAAGTCCACCTTATTTCTCAACAGAAGAATACAACAAAGGTGGCGAACTAGAAGAAAACCAATCTTGGTTTAAGTTTAACGAGTATGACAAATGGCGAGATGACTTCTATTTGCCAGTTGCAGAGAACACAATGAAAGTATCTAAATATATGTTTGTCAATATTATGGACCCAAAGATACACGGTGTTCGTTATCGTTCTGGCGATGAACTCGTTGATAAATTTAAAGACAAGTTTCTTGGTCAGATTGGTATGAGAATCATGCAACGCCCACAAGGCAAGGCAGTATTCAATGACGAAGATGGTAAGTTTGACAAGGCAAAACTAGATGAACACATGAACAAAATGTTTATTGAAAATGTCTGGTGTTTTGGGCCCGAATCAGACTTGTTTAAGAATTCAAGAGTAGCAACACTAGACGACTTTTTCTAATGCCTGTACCGTATCTAAAACATATGTTGTTTGATTTAAATCCTAATCTTACTATAGATACAGGTGAGATTGAGGGCGTGGGTAAGATAGTTATTATTGAAAACTTTTTTAAGTATCCAGACGAAATAAAACGCATGTTAGACCAGTCATGGGTTACATCTTGGAAGAATAGTCCTACATCAAAGAACTTTGTAGATTATTATGATTGTAGGTTTGAACTCTCAAGGGATATAACATCATTTAGAAGTGATGGTTATCAAGCACTAATAAGAGAATTAGCAGATACAGAACTTGGAATAAGATGCAACAACTACGAAGTGCCTACATCATTTAATGTATTTCAATGGTTAAATCCACCTGCCTCACATCACATTCAATCAAGACCTCATACTGATGGTAGAAACATCTTGGCATCAATAGTCTATTTGGATAAATATAGTAACGGCGGTACTGCGTTTTATACAAAGTGTAGAGAACTAGATTACACAGAAGAAGATGATATTAGATATGATATTGATAAACACGCAGACCTAACAGAGGTTGTTGAAGCAAACTTTAACCGATGTGTGATATATCCTGGCCAGTATCCTCACGGCGCCCACATAAATGACCATAACATATACACCGGCGAAAATTGGAGAATGAACATGGTTATGTTTATGGAAATGCTTGACAAACCTAACTAAAGAGAGTATAATACAACTATGTTAATCATACACAGACGACTAAAAACAGAACCAGATGCTGAATGGGACTTTCACGAACTATCTACTGATAAGTTTCCTGGCGGGTTTGCAAGAGAATCAGATTGGGCAGTAAGATACAAAAGAAGAAACGATAGCCCAAAACATAAACATGAATACAAAGTGGAGTTAAGAACATGAGTGATTTTTTAAAAGATATAATTAAAGAAACAGGTAATGAATATGCAAGT